ATCTTCCAGATCAAAACAAGGCGCACACACATCAGGTCGTTCATTGTTCAACACCTGACGTCGCACTTCACGCATTTTTTCATTGTTCCATGCTTGTTCCATGGTTTCATTTTGTATGTTACTGATGGGTAAACTTCTGCAACACACCTTGATAGCACCATCTTCTCTGGTGGCCAATCCTGTGAATGGATGCATGCAGAATGTACAACTTTTATTTTTCATTTTTCTTTCCTACAATCATAAATCTTTTGTATTTCTCTGTTTGTAATTCACTGGGTTCTACAATAGGATACAGTTTACTTTGTGAAACAAACTGATTTAAATCTTTCATGGGATTCACATGTTCAGGAATCACATAGTCATTGCTTTGCAACACAATAATTTTGTCTTTGGGTATTAAATTCAACCATTCATTGTATTGTTCTGTTGTCAAATGCTCACACACTGTGTTAATAATCATGTCATAACGATCATAATCTTTATAAGTCATCATGTCTTGAGTGACAGCACGGAATCTTCCAGCGATTTCATACTGTTTGTTCATGGTGTTTGCTGTGTTTTCACACTTGCTGTCTATGTCCATGCTGGTTATTTTGTTCACATACAGATCACTGTTGAATAAAAGTGTGGCCATCACTCCATACCATCCACCACAAATTAAAATATCCATACTGTGTGCTCTGGGTAATTTTTTTAATTGTTCAATCAACCATACTTTGCTGTTGATTTGACCTTTCCAAAAACTTTCCAGTGTGCGATATCTATCATCAGATTGTCTGATAGCATCCATCCAAAATAAAACGTCTTGTATATTAATTTTCAACAAATTGTACTCCTAGTTTATCAAATGAACCGCATTGTTTGGTGCATTCTTTCAATCCCACTGTACTCCATTGTGCTTCTATTTTTGAAAAAAATCCACCGTCAAATATTTCTTTCAATGTTTTACGATGCAAGTTGGGAAATTCTGAAATTTTTTCCATGTAATCTATTCTAGATTCTTGCATGGGAGGTATCCATTCCATATCCAACCAACAGCAAGGTGATACATTGCCACACGCACTCACATACAACTGTTTGTATTTTTGTGCCTTACAAACAATGTGTGGTTTGACTTCTTTTTGTGCTGCTTCAGCCAAAGGAATCATGTCCAAACTGGTTTGAGTGGGTTGAATTCTGTGTGTGGGTCTACCCATATCATCAATCACTTGCAGATAATCTTGTTTGAATCTAGAAGTGTGTTTGATTGAAAAATCCACAAAGCCCATTTGTTTACTCATAGTTCTTGCTTCTTCAATCTGATGTTCATTGTGAGCAAACACCAGCATGTGCCATTTGGCCACTCCACCTGCTGAGATAAATGCTTGAGCATTTTCAATTATTTTGTTAAAATCTGTACTGATCCTATAAAGATGATGAGTATCAGCCAGGCCATCAATGCCAAATGTTACTTTCACTTTCAATTGAGCCAATCTTTGCCACCATTCTGGATCTCTAGCACTGCCGTTGGTGTGCATGGCCAATCTAATATTGGGATTCGCTTCACGCAAATACTGATATATTTCCAATGTGTCTTTGGATATGATAGGATCTCCCAAATTACCGCACATAAACAAACTGTCCAATTGTTTTATAAAATCCAGTTCAAACCATTTTTTAAATACATCCAAAGTTATCTCATCCAGTTTGATAAATGGATTCAATGGTCCTCCACTGATTCTTCTGGGACACATAGGACATCGGGCTTGACACTTGCTGGTGATTTCCAAATGAATATCTTTTATATCTTGATATCTATACATGTTTGGCCTTGGGAATTTTTGAATCTGCTGAACTCACACAAGTGGGAGTTATGCAAATTCTTGGTTTATCAAACAGTTTAAATCCTTGTTCTATGCTGCCCAGTGGTTCATCATGACAACTGTAACTTCTTTTGACTTCTCCACCTGGTTCTCTTATGACACAACTTTGATATCCAGCATTACAGTACCATCCTTTGAATTTATTAAAGCCAAAAGCATTAAATCTCTCTGCTTGATCCATGTAATACTTGTTGCCTTGAGCATCCGTCATTTCAATTTGAAATAAATTTTTGTAATTTTCACCTTCTTGTATGCGTTGAGGGAAACCTGTTTGTAAAGTATTCAGTTGATCCGGAGTGTAACCTTCAACAACAAAACTTGCTGTGGGATCACTCTGTGGTTTGAGTGTGACATTGATACCTCTGGAATTAAATCTTGCACACCTGTCATAGTATTCTGTGAATCTATTAGGCACCATCACTTGATTGATTGTGACAAACACATTGTTCTTCATCAACAGTAATATTTTATCTCCAAATTTTTGTTCATCAGCAAATTCAGCATGAAAACTTGCAGTGATGCTGCGACGGTTTAATGATTTTGTGGCTTCTAACCATCTTTCCCACCATTTTTCTGAAGGACTTAGGTTAGTGGTCATGTGAATACTCTGATATTCTGGAGCAGAATCAGCACTGTAATGCTGTACCAATTGTAAAAAATCTTTGTAGGCAGTGGGTTCTCCACCTGAAAAACTGAAATGATAGTCTGTGAATCCATTCAGTCTAGCCTGGCGCTTGATTTCATCCACCACTGCTGTGTAAACTGACAATGGTCTGTGATCTTTCTGTTTGCTTTTGGCATAAGGCCAGCAATAAGAACAATCATAGTTGCAAAAACGAGCCAAGATCCAACTCACAGAAAACAATTTGCTGTCCAGCATGGTGCGTTGACCAAAGTTTATGATTTTATCAAATGGAATGTTAGAATCTATCATAATATTTCTTTCTCCATGTATGGAAATTGTCCCACAAACGCCAATCGCAACCATTCAAAATTATTGATCATTCTTAAAGCATCTGAATTACTTCTGTTGTCTGTGCCATACACTCTGCCTGCCAGTGCTCCAGCAATGGCATATTCTCCATATGGTTGATCTGCACCCACTGTGCACCAGATCAATAATCTTTTTTCAGTTTCTTTGTCCACTTGACGATCAATCACTTTGCTGCTGAGTTTGACACACTCTCTGAAAGCACTTTTCCATGTGTTGAATGGATCTGTGTTGAAATCTGTGCTGTTGGATACTTCGTACATGGCTCTAAATCTATTGGATATGCTGGTGGTCATGTCTATTCTGTTAGGATCCATATGCATGGTTAATTTTTTAGGCAATAATTTTACTCCACCGTAACCATATTCTAATTCGTTGATGGGATTTGAACTCCTCCACACATGCACAGCATCCATGTCTCTGTCAGGCACTTCATAATCAAACTGAAAATCATCTTTAACCACAGCATCACCGTCCACTACCCAAAACATTTGAGTTAAACTCAACGTGGCAGCTCTAATGTGTGCTTGTTGAATGCCTTTTACACCGTGAACTCTTTGTGCCAATGGAAATCTTTGTTTTAACAGAGCATAATTTTGATCTGCGTTGGGTTCATTGTAACTGATAAAAAATATATCGTACATCATATGGTCTTTCTAATAGTTCTAGGTGAATTAATATATACCTTTTTGAAAAATGCACTGCTTTCTGCATCATATGGTTCAGTGGGAAATTCCATTTGGAATTTTTCTTTGATCATTTTGCCCAAAGAAACACATTTTTGTTTGACATCCTGTGCATTCATGCTGTTATTGTTGCTGGTACTGATCCATAATTGTTCTAAAATTTTAAAATCTCTCACTTGTTTGAAATCCCATGTGGTGCAAAGTGTTCTGTAGCATCCTTCTCTGGCTCCCGCGATAGCCCAAATACCATATTCCACATCCTGACCCACAGTCATCCAAATCAATAATCTATGATAATTTTGCCACCACAGTTGGTCCAACGACTGTATTTTAAAATTTTTGTACAAACTCATTTTGACGCCTTCTCTAAATCCAGCTCGCCATGCTTGTTTGGGTGTGCTATTGATGTAACTGGTAGAATAATTTTCATTGAATTGAAATAGTTTATCAAAATAACAAAATTCTATCTCATTGTTATCCTTACCAGAGTAATTTTCATGTGTTTTCATCTCATTCACAAAAGTTTTAGTCCATAACTTTAAACTGCCATTGCCATACTTCAATCCATTCACATTGGTATGTCCACACCAGCTGAAGATGTATGAATCATCCATGCCCATGCTGTTGAGATCCAGTTGAACATTAAGAAATTTAGAATCTATTTGTGTGTCTCCATCCACAGTTAAAAAATATTCTGTGTCAGACACAGCAGCACAGGCTTTGTGTGCAGCATCTGACCCTTCCACGCCGTGAACTCTTTTAGCCCAAGGTATTTTTCTTTTTAAATCTGCATAATTTCTGTCAGCATTGGGCTCATCATAACTTAAAAATATAATATCACAATCTTTGATAGCAATCTTATGCATAAATCCTTTCAATAGAGTAATCAAAAATCTTTCTACAGTAAATGTCCATGTTTGTTTTTGCATTCATATCGATCTGCACACTGTCTTGAGTAAGTAATTCATAAAGATTTAGATCCAATGTTTGAATCAGTTGTGTGGCATCGTTGAGTTTACAACAATAAAACTTATGGGTACGATGGTTTTCTTTGGAAACTATGGTCTCCAAAGTTTTTTTGAATATTTTGTCCGCAACAAATTCAATTTTGTTTTGATTCAAATGCAATTTTATTTGTATGCCACTGTGAGTTTTAATTTTATTAGGAATTTTGTAAATATTCTGATTGATTATTTCAGTTTTTTTAGAATGAATTACGTTTTCCACGGGGTTTAACACTCCATGTTTTTGAATTTGATATTGACCATTATGATATATCACCTTGTATTTGTGTATGGACTCTGCACCCATGATAAATTTTTCACCTAAAGCAGTATCTATGGCCAGACTGTTGTTGGTTTTGCTACCTGAACAGCCTAAAATTTTTCCTGATTCTGGATCAAATGTCACGTACATATAATTATTGGTTTGATTCATAATATTTTTTTTCAATAATTTCAAACAATTCATCAGTTAAAAATTCATTCTCCACATAATGCAATACTCCACGTTGACGAAAATTGTCAATTTTAATATGACCTTCCATATCATGATACACATTTACTTTTTTCATCCAATGATCTGGCACCGTTTTCCAGTCTTGAAGATGAGGTTTCATATGAGTGAATGTGACATAAGGCACTCGGCTGGTAATTTTTTCAGTGATACCCAATAGTTTACTGGCCAGCGCCACACTCACATCCATGCTGCACCATTTTTGAGTGTGTTTGGGAGTGAATCTGTCATAGAACAATGTGTGATTTCTCACTATATCTCGTAAAAGTTCCACAAACTGATCATTTTCTTTGCATCTTTGATAGTAATGCACACCACAGTAAAGATTGGGTAGACTATTGTTTGTGAAAGTTTTGCGATAGTGATCACTGTGATTGAATTCATCTCTATAATTTTTAACTGCACTGGTGAAATACATTTTATAGTTTTTTAAAAATTTCCACCAATGACTGATATCATTCAACACCAACATATCTGCATCCAATATTATTGAATGTTTAAAAGGAGTAGCTGTGTAAATTTTATATCTATTCTGTATTTTCCAGTCTTGATCCACTGCTTCATCCATGCCAGGAATGTCCACTACATGATCAAATACTGAGGACACAGCTTTTGTGATGTTAACATTTGTGATCAAACATATTTTGCTGTGAGGCATGTGCGTTTTGATGCTCATGGCCAATGCATGTGCTTGTCTCACATAGTCCACTTGTTCATTTTGCTGTGCAAACACACAGAATCCTTGTTCTATCATTTGGAAAACTCCTGATCAATGATGTGGTCCAAACTAAATTTGTTCATCACGTGTAGATTAATGTGTTTGGCTAAAGTTTTTGTATATCCTTGGGTGTTGTACAATGAAACAGTCCAACAGTCCTGGTCGAAATTGTCGGCTTTGTCTCGGTCAGTGATATAATACAACGAATCTGGCAAGCGTTGTGGCCATGCACCTTTGCAATATCCATTCAACATGTGTATGGCCATGCTGAAAGCAAAATCATTTCTAAAATTTGGTTCATGTATCTGCCAT